ACAGAGCATGATGTAGCAGTATTCTCCGAAGGGTCATTTTGGCCTTTCGGGGCTTCAATACCTTTACTTGTTGTTCTGTCCAGCTCTGGTCATTTTGGCCGGAGCTTTTTCCTTTCTAAGGGATACCTCAAATTGGTCTGCTACATCATGCTCTGTTTTCGAGTGGTCAAAATGACCACTTGATTTTCTATCCCCCCATGTGATTTCTTCAGCAGTATTCTCCGAAGTGTCATTTTGGCATTTCGGGGCTTCAATACCTTTTTTAAGATTATCCTCTTTTCGTTTCTTCCTTCTATTATAAACCCGGCCTACTGTTCTAGGGGATACCCCAAATTGTTCCGCCACACCCTGCTCTGTTTTCAAGTGGTCAAAATGACCACTCCTTGACCCTGGCACCTGACCGCCGTGAGTCTTCTTCCTCCGATTATAAACCCGACCAACTATATTTTGAAAATCATCTTTTGTGTAGTTCAACACATATCATAAAAAGCCCTAAAAGTCAATCTAAAAGTGATTTAGTATTATAGGTCAATTTAATAACTGATTAAAGCAATTTTGGCTTATAAATGCCCTTTATCATTATGAATTATATCAATAGGTCAATTTATTTAAGGCATTTTTAGATTGATTTTTTTAGCATTTTATGCTACATTCCGTTCTAAATCTTTCATCAGCCTATTGACTTTTTTATTTCGAGGATATATATTACTAGCAAGCAAGAAAAAAAGGAGTAAAACAAACAACCACGAAAGGAGTACAAAAAATGAAAAACGAATTGCCAAAGGAATTTCAGGAAATTGCCGAAAATTGGGACTATCCCCATGTTTTACACCGGGACATTGAAAAGTTTACCGGCGGGGCAGTGAGCCGGGCAAGGTTATCATTTCACTACACAAGAGGGCAAGGCCCGGAAAGTTTTAAAATCTGTAACAAGTTAGCAAGTAGTAAGTGGAAGATGGCAGAATGGTTATACCGCCATACTCAAGCCCTGCCGACAAACAACAAATAAAAAAATTGCCCCCACTTTCGTAGGGGCAGGACAAGAGAGGATAAGAATGAATGACTACACAAATAATAACTACGAAAATAAGGGAAGTCAAATGGAATATACTGATAAATATGCCGATAATGTAAAAAGTGCTACATTCAAAGGAAAAACATTGATCCATAAAAATGGGCTTTACTATTTTACATCTAGGAAATTCTCATTTAATAATGCCACAAGAGAGCAAGTCATTGAATTTCTTTTAAAAAGATATACAGACAGGATTTTAAAGTTCAAGCCTGAATCTAAAGATGCGGAAATAGCGTGGCGGCATATGATGAATCATATGGAATTGCTTTCAAATTTCCCCGAATTTGAAGTTGGTAAAACACCTAAAGACGCCTATGGATCTGAAAACCGGCTTTTTATGGAGGTCAACTTTTGCAAGAAATAAATAACCTAACCCTAAAAAACGCAGCCAAAAAATACATTGAAATGGGGTTTGGGGTTGTTCCACGGACCCCAAACGGGCGGGCATTCCTGATTCCAAAGGACACAAGGGAACCCGGAAATATAAATGAGCCTTTAACCACTACTGAACAAGTTGAAGCAGTATGGACTGAAACCCCTGATGCAAATATAAGCATTGTCGATGAAGGGCTTATCATTATTGACGTTGATCAGCACGAAGGATCTAACGGGGTTGCACAAATGAAAGAAATGAACCTCCCAAAAACCCTGTCGCAATGGACCCCAAATGAGGGCTTACATTTATTCTACACGAACCCGAAAAAAACCAAATATCGTAAAATAGGGAACGGGCTAGACATCATATCAGGGCATTATGGTTTAATGGTTGCGCCTTCTGTTGTCGATGGGAGGGCTTACAAATGGGCAAACGACCGGAAAATGAGGCCCTGCCCTGTTGAACTTGAGAACAACGAAAAGATGAAAGATGGGCAGGGGGAAATCCCCGGCTACATCCTTGAAGGCGAACGCAACAACCAGTTGACCCGGATTGCAGGCATTTATGCAGGGCGGGGGCTTGAATATGATTCTGTTTTTGAAGGTGTATGGGGGGCTAACTTAATCAGGTGTTCAAAGCCCCTTGACAAGTCAGAAGTGCATCAAATTGTAGCTTCTATTATGAATAGTGAGGAATCAAAAGAAGAGGGGCTAACAGCAAAAATAAGGAATTTTATTGAAGAAGCCCCCGGATTTTTCACCCTTTATGAACTGGACCGGGAATTAAATATATCCGCAGACGAAAGAAAATCAAGAAGTGTTATCCTAAACCGATTTGCAGAACAAGGCAAAATCGAGCGGGGCAATCAGCGAGGGGTGTGGCGGATTTGCAACAGCAAGGCAAAAAAGATGAACTTTTTCAAACGGGATAAAACCAGCATTGCATTGCCCTTGCCTTTGGATTTGGGCAGTTATGTGAAGGTCAAGCCCCGAAATATTATCATTGTTGCCGGAAGCCCGAACGCAGGTAAAACAGCTTTTGCCCTTAATGTAGTGCATGGGATATTAAATTCACATGCCAGCAAATTAAGTGATTTAACCGGTATTGATACCAGCAGAAACAGCGTATTATCCAACAACTATCTAATCTCAGCAACAAAGGGACCGGATTCAAAGCCGTTATCGGTTCTAATCAATGAACAAATCAACAAAACATCTAAACCCATTTCGGTGAATTTCTTCAACAGTGAAATGGGATCAGATGAAATGATTGAAAGGCTTGATGAATTTCCGGGGGGTGTTGAATCCTTCACGGAACATGACAATTTCAATGCCTATGAGCGGGCAATGGATTTTCAAGACGTGTTGGACCCGAATGGAATTAATGTGATTGATTATTTGCAGATCCACGACAAGTTCTGGATGATTGCCGATAAAATATCAAAGATTCATCAGGCTTTAAAAACAGGTGTGGCAGTGATTTGCATTCAGAAAAAAAGTGAATCAAGCTTTGCAAGGGGCGGGGAATTCGGCATTGAACTTGCCCGACTTGCCCTGGCATTGGATAATAACAGTCCCTATGGGCATGTTTGCACAGTGGTGAAAAACAAGATACCTATGGACACGAGAAACAACCTGAACGGCCTTTCACGGGATTATAAGCTTGGGGGCGGGGCATGTATCAAATCCGTGTCGGAATGGCGGTATATAAAAGATAAGAAAGAAAGAGCAAGAATTAATTCCTTGTATGAAGCCGAAGGAATAGAAACAGATGAATTTGAAGTGGATGAAAATATGGCCGAAATGATCTAAAAAATTTTTGTTAACTAAGTGGGGGGGGTCGCTTAAAATAAAATTTTTTACCAAAAAACATGTCAGGTTAGTTAACAATAATAATCCCCATTTTATGGTATTCTTTGAATTTTAATAGTGTATTGGGGGTCGAGTTAGTTAACATGGAAAATTTTGTTAACTATCCTGACATCACTAAAATTTTAGACTGCTTTTTTATGTGGTCAAAATAAGTTAGAAATATCTAACTTATGATAAGGAAAGAGTAAAATAATATGGCTATACTATTGACTACAGTAAGCAGAGTGGTTATATTTATAAAGAATACGGAAACATAGGAATGACAGGCAATACAGTTATCAAAGTTAACGTTAACGTAAAGGTTAATTTTAGGAATATCGCAGAATATCATGGGACATCATGAAAGATCATGAAACATCATGAAAGGGTTAGATAGTAAAAATTTCGTGTTTCAGTCATGGCAAGCATTTGGGAGCAGGGGGAAAGCAAGAACCATACCAAACCTGAATTTTGGGGCAAAAAGTGTATCATGTTTCGGCTTGAAAATGCCTGGGATCAGTGTATCAAGATTGAATTTGCAGGGGTTGACAAATATTGAAATAATTATTTTCAGTGTTTACGCAGTGTTGTAAGTCTACGTCACATAAGATACATTATGTAAACTTTTAGGGTAAAAATGGACTTAACGTATTGATTTTATTACAAATAATCATTTTTTATCAGGCAAAAATGCTGTATCAAATTCAAAGAAAAAGTGTATCAAGTTATTTTTTGAAAAAAGTTGTCGGTGTCCCCCCATTGACCAGGAAAAATGCCTCCCCCTATGTCATCTCAATATTTTTTATAGAAATTTACAAGGTGTAGAAATGCCGGATTATTCAGAAAATCCAATAGATGATTTAAAAGAGGCACTTAGCTTTTCACGACATGTAATGGATGGCAGAACCAAATCCGCAAGGAAATTCAAGCAGATAAAAAGATCCCTTGATGAATCCTTTGACAATGCCCTCAAAGAGATCCTTGAATATCAAATTTCCCTTAATCTAGTAATGGAAAAGAATTTAGTGGATCAGGGCTTGCAGGATGACAATTTATCACTGTCGCAGGAAATAAAGGCCCTTAGGAAAGATACCTTCGATAAATTGAAGCTATTAGAGAAAGTGCAGAAAGGCAGAAAATTTAGCAATGATGAATCAGATTTGGCTAAATTGATCTTAGGCGGAAATGATGAGTAGTGATCTCGAGAACAGAATAAAGCAATGGAAACAGCCCCCGGATGGCTTTTTTCAATGGTTAGATGACATAAAGCCAAAGATCCCGAGCAGCAAGGGCGGTTTTGAAGTCTTTCAGATACAGGATTTCCAAAGGGAATTTATAGAAAATGCCCTAAAAGTGGATGAGCAAGGGGACTATGTATATCAGACCCTTATTTGTTCCATGCCCAGAAGACACAGTAAAACAGTCCTTATGGCTTTGTTGTGCCTTTGGAGGTTTACCCTATGGCCGACACAAAACATTATTGCATTGGCGAACAATGCAACACAAGCCACGGGTGTTAGCTTCAGGCTGTTAAGACAAATAGCATCCAATACAAATTTCCTAAGAGAGCAGATAGGCACAAGAAATATACAACACCAAAAGATTGTTTACCCTGCCATGCAATCACAGATTATCCCTGTTAGCACAGAAATTCAGGGCTTGTATGGACAAAAGATTTCTGTTGCATGGGTTACTGAATTGCATAGCTGCCCTGACCCTGAGGCTGTAAACGTTTTGGCTTCCAGTTTAGGTGATACAGAAAATTCATGGCTTCTTATTGACAGCACAACAGATGCAGTGGGGGGCAGGCTGCATGAATATGAAAAGCTTGCTGAAACGGGGCAGGATGAATCCGTTTATAGTTATCGGATCGAATATAAAAACCTTGATGAAGCCCTGAAAAAGTCCCCTGAATGGATCAACAGGAAATGGCTGAAGTCAATGAGCAAACAGCTTTTGCCTTCTGTCTTTGCCCAGCAGCATTTGAATAAACGGGGGGAATCATCTAATAACCTGTTTCCGAAAAAGCACCTTGATAAATGCAAAGCCCAGTATAAAAACGGCATTGATCCCAAATCCTTTGAGGCTTTACTTGATGGCAGGAAATATGTGACCGGCGGGGCTTTGGATAGATCCTATATGTTTTCCAAACACGGCGACAACACTATATGGACCACTGTTGCCCGAACCTCAGGCGACGACGGGGAAGCCTACTATTACGTTTTGAATCAAAAAAAGATTTTAGGTGGTTTAGGAAAGTCCATCAAGAAAGAAATCATCAATGACAATGCCCGGTATGGCTTGAAAAACACGGTTTTTGAGGCTTACAATTCACAGGATTTAGCAACATGGGCAACAGAACAAGGGTTAAATAATGAAATAATTCATGTCACTGCAAGCAATAGCCTTGCTGCATTTCAAGATTTTTCCGCCCTTGTAAGGGAAGGTAGGTTATTTTTCCCTGCTGAATTAGAGGATCTATATAAAGAGTTATCCCTTTTTCATTATACGTATAATAAAAACGGAAATATTCAATTCGGAAGTTCAAAGCGGAAAGATGACAGAGTTTATAGCTTGTTGTGGAGTATTTACTCTTTAAGAAAAGAAGAAACCACTGTTTACGAGCTGGGGGACATACGCTGCAATAGCCTGTCAAAACATGCCCCGTATTGTTTTTTAAGATCCGGGGATTTGATTTTAAGCTGTGCTGATAGATGCCCAGCAGCAGTACAAACAAAGCAATTTTACGAGCAATACAGAAGTAATAACCCCGAAACAGAATTGACTTTGCCTGAATTTTTTCAAAGACTAGTAAAAGTTAAGGGATTTAAAACATATAAAGCCATGTAAACACTTGACATTATATTTTTTTATGATTACTTATAGAGTATATCAATAACTTTAATAGGCAGGATGAATGCTTTTTACAAAAAACACGGCAGTTCAATATAGTTTAGCAATAGATAAGATGCAGGCAGAAGCTGACAGGAAGGCAGAAGCCGTAAAACGCCTTGATTTCTATCATGGGAACCAGACGCCTTACGTTTATGACCGGCTTTCAAACCACTTTTCTGACCCGGATAAGTTTTCCCTTGCAAGCCTAAACATAGTCAAAAAGATAGTAGATGCTAAAAGTGCAGTTTATATTCGGGATGCGACTAGAACCCTGTCAAGTAAAAAAGACCATGATCTTTTTAAAGGGATTCAGAAATCATGCGGTTTAGGTTTGCGGATGAGGCAAGCAAACCGCCTTGCAAAGCTTTGCGGCACTGTGCTTTTGAAGGTGGTTTATCGAAATGGAAAAATTGATTTAGATATTTTGACCCCGGATATTTTAGACGTTGAAACCGGGGTAAGCCCCATGGATTTAAGGGCAGTCGTTATAACGTATTATCCAGCAGACGGAAAAGTCACAGAAGTGGAATATAGCCGATGGACCCCGGAAACAATACAGAGGCTTGACTACAAGGGAAATGTGATCAGTTCTGTTGATAATCCTTATCAGTTTTTGCCCTTTGTCCCCATCTTTGCAGAATTGCCGATTTCAGATTTTTGGGTTTATCCGGGGGACACTGTTATTTCTATGCAAGAGCTGATCAATGAGAGGCTTGTGGATCTTGCGTATGCTTTACGGATGCAAAGCTTTTCAATCCCTGTGGTTAAAGGGGCAGCAGGCAACGTAAACTATTTTGACCCCGGACAAGCCAT